AGAAAAATTTTAGAAGAATTACGAAGATACAATCAAATAAATAAATATATCTTTGAACAAGATGCGTTAGACGTACCACCGCCAACTGATGTACCACCAACGGACCCAACGGCGGGAGCGTTACCACCGGCAGACCCTGCGGCCGTACCTCCTCCACCAACCGAACCAACGGAACCTACACCTATTGACCCTGCGACAGATCCTGATGTTGAAAAAATAGATTCAGACGGAGAAACCGAAGAGACTGAGGGTGAAGAAGGAACCGAAGAATTGGATATTACCGATTTGGTGTCTTCACAAAAAACAATTGAATCAAAACAAGAAGAATACTTTAATAATTTATTTGGACAATTAGAAAATCTACAAAGTAAATTAGGTGAGATGGATAAATTGGTTTCTAAAATAGATTCATTAGAATCTAAGATTGAAAAATATAGACCAAAAACCGCTCAAGAAAAACTTGAATTAAGAAGTTTGGATTCGGGACCTTATAATCAAAAACTTTCAGATTTCTTTGTAGATAAAGAAGAAGAAATGGAAAAATCGGGAAAAAACGAATATGTGTTAACGACCGATGAAGTTAAAGATTTTTCACCATCAGATATCAAAGATAGTTTCAGAGATTTTCCTGGTAATGAAAGACCTGTTGAAGTTAAGTAATGGACATAATAGTTGATCGACCACAATTAGTTAGAGTAGTTAAATTATATTTAACAAGATTTTTTGGAAATTTAACAACAAAAACCACTTTCAGATATCCTAAATCTGTTTTTTATGTAAGTTCTGACAATAAGACTATTATGGAACACGATAAAAAAAATAAAGAGATTTGGTTTGACTATAATAACATTTGGTCAAAAATTGAATCGTTATTTCATCTTAATCACGATGACGTTAAATCAATTATGAAGGTCTGGTTGGAGGATACTTACAAATTGGATGGAGTAACACTGCGCGTTGCTGAAACTCTTGAACATATGTTGTTGGGGGAACATTACAAATTTAACATAGTATGAACATAATAATAGAAAAACCACAATTAGTTAGAGCTGTTTTATTATACCTGAATATGAATTTCGGTAACTTGACGATTAAAAATAGTTCCGAATATGGCGAGGATTTTATATTTTACGTTAATTCAGATAATGATATTTTTATAGGATATGATAAAAAAAAACATGCAATATTTATTAGGCATAAAGAAATTTGGTCAAAAATTAACTCTCTATTTCATCTTAAAGATCGTCTTGATACTAAGCCAATTATTAAACACTGGTTAGAGAAGACTTACAATATTAAAGATATAGAAAAAATATACTCCAACCACTCTCTGGATTGGACTTTTAGTAATGCTATAACATTAGATTAAATATGAACATAATAATAGAAAAACCACAATTAGTTAAAGTTGTTAAATTATATTTAACAAAGTCATTTGGAGATTTAAGACCAAGAACTACTAAGCATTATCCTACCTCAGTTTTTTATGTAAATTCCGATAATGATGTGCATATGCAATACGGTGAAAAAACTGGAATTATGTGGTTAGGATATGATAGTATTTGGTCAAAATTGGAATCATTATTTTATCTTCAATACGAAGATATTCGATCTATTATAGAGAATTGGATTGAGGAACATTATAAATTGGAGGTGACTAAAGCATCACCTATAGTTTCGTTTTCATTAAGAAAGTTATACGATTTTTAGAAATTTATTAAACTATGAACATAATAGTAAATAAACCACAATTAGTTAAAGCCGTTAAATTATACCTGAATATGAATTATGGTAATTTAACGCCAAAGAAACATGAAGGTTTTGCTAGCTCAGTATTGTACGTAAATTCAAATAATGAGGTAATAATAGATTACGATCATAAAAATGGTTATGCTTTTGTTAATTATGAATATCTTTGGTCAAAATTAGAATCTTTATTTCCCCTTAACAACCATGAGATTGAGTTAATTATGTTAGAATGGTTGGAGGAGACTTACAAATTGGGTAATTTAAAACGATGCTACAAATTTTTTCTAAATTGATTACGTTGGAAGATACTTACAAATTTAACATAATATGAATATAATAGTAGATAAACCACAATTAGTTAAAGCCGTTAAATTATATTTAACAAAGTCATTTGGAGATTTAACACAAAAGAAGACAGACAGCTATCCCGGTAAAGTATTTTATTTAAATAATAATGATGAAGTTCTTATGGTTGAGGATATTGAAAATAAATATGTGTACGTTAGTTATGATAAAATTTGGTCAAAACTTAAACATTATTTTTATATTAATGATTATGATATTAACATAATTTTGTTAAATTGGTTGATAGAACATTATAATTTAACAAATATTGTAGTTGCACAATTAGGAAGCGTTGACCATATTACATTCTTTTAATTTTAATTAAAGTTTGAAAAAATAAGAAAATACCGTTAAATTATTAGGGTGTGATATGAAAATATCATACCCTTTTTTTATTTGACAACTCAATTTAAACACCTATATTTCTTAAACAATTTAACAAACAAAAATTTTAATTTATGGCGACAAATTCTATGGATGCTGTTTTGGCTCAGTATGAAAAACAACAAAAGTCAAGTTCGTCTTCTGTCTCAAAAATGAGTCAAGACGAGAGAATGAAAAAGTACTTCGCTGCGGTTCTCGGCGATAAAGAAAATCAAGGACAAAAAAGACTTCGTATTTTACCAACATCTGACGGTAGCTCACCTTTTAAAGAGGTATGGTTTCACGAGGTACAAGTAGACGGAAAATGGGTGAAACTTTATGACCCAGGTAAAAACGACAACGAACGCTCACCACTTACAGAACTTCACGAGGAGTTAATGGCATCAGGTAAAGAAAGTGATAAGAAAGTTGCCGGAAACTACCGATCAAGACTATTTTATATTGTGAAAGTGGTTGACCGAGACGCTGAACAAGATGGTCCAAAATTCTGGCGATTTAAACACAACTATAAAAAAGAAGGTATCTTGGACAAGATTATTCCAATTTGGAGAGCAAAAGGTGATATTACCGACTCTGATAAAGGACGAGATTTAATCTTGGAACTTACAAAGGCTAAGGCTAACAACGGAAAACCTTACACCGCAATCCAAGCGATTATGTACGACGACCCACAACCATTACATGAAAATGCGGATACCGCAAAAGCATGGATTGAAGATGAGCTAACTTGGTCTGATGTATATTCAAAAAAACCTGAAGAATATTTGGATGCTATTGCTCGCGGAGAAACCCCACGTTGGGATTCAGACGCTGGTAAATATGTGTATGGTGATTCATCTGTTGATACCAAATCAATTGGTGGTTCAAGTAGTATTGAAGATCCACAATCGATGGACGCACCTGACGACGATCTACCATTTTAATCAAACAAACAATTAGGTTGGGCACTTACTTGGACAAAGTGTCCAACCTTTATATTTTAAAAAACTAATTTACATGGACAAAATTAAAAACAAAATGTACGAGGCTCTTAAAAAGAAATATGAGAGCGAGATGTTGGACTCAGAAGCCTCATTACTTGTTTATTTCACAAACCCTGTTGGTATCGGAGAACATCCGCAACATATTGAGGAGATGGATAAACTAATTGAGAAAAGGGCTAACGCAAAAGACAAATTGGAAAATTTGGAACAATTCTACAAATACGAAATTTAATATGGCATTGAAGAAAAAAGAAATCGGGTTAAGTAGTATTAAAGATAAGTTCTCTACTAAAACAAAATATAAACCTGAAAGTTATTATAATTGTGGTATCAATATGTTTTTGGGTCACTCGAATTCTTCTAAAACTACCGCTATGATTTTGGCTGGAGCTGACGCTCAGAGAAAGGGACATATCCCCGTGTTTATTATAACTGAAAAAAAATGGAGTTGGGAACATGCAATCGAATTAGGTTTGGTTGCGGAAAAAAATAGTAACGGAGAATGGGACGGAGACTTCATATTTAATGATAGTTTCGACTATATTGAACAAGCAACTGACTTCATTAATGAAATGTTGGATGCTCAAGAAAAAGGGGACATCCCTTACAATCTATTATTCTTATGGGATTCTGTTGGTTCAATTCCTTGTAAGATGACATTTGAAGGTAAAGGTGGGAAGATGCATAACGCCTCGGCACTTGCCGATAAAATTGGTATGGGTATACACTCAAGAATTTCAAAGTCAAAGAAAGAAGATTATCCATATTACAACACTATGGTTGTGGTTAACCAACCTTGGGTTGATCTACCCGATAATCCTTTCGGACAACCTGAAATTAAGGCAAAAGGTGGAGAGGCACTTTGGTTGGCATCCGCATTGGTATTCTTATTCGGTAATCAAAAGAAGGCGGGTATTAATCACATTACGGCAACTAAAAACGGAAGAACAATATCTTACGCTATCAGAACCAAAATATCTATTATTAAAAATCACGTAAATGGTTTGGGTTATAAAGATGGTAAGATTATTGCCGTACCACAAGGGTATATTAGTGATACCAAAGAAGCGTTAGAACAATATAAGAAACAATACTCTAGTTATTGGAACGCAATACTTTCGGGAACTGGTGAGATTCTTTTAGATGAAAAAGAATCTGAGATAGACGAATAATATCCCGAAGTTTTTTTACAAACAATTTAAAAATAACAAAGTGACGAAAACACTTTTAGTTGATGGTAATAACCTTTTGAAAATTGGGTTTCACGGAGTCAAAGAATTTTACCACAAAGGTGAACATATCGGAGGTATTTATCATTTTTTAAATACCCTCCGTAAGTTCATAGAACAAGAGAATTTTGATAAGGTAGTTGTGATGTGGGATGGGGATACAAACTCGTCGGTACGAAAACTAATATACCCCAAATATAAAGGACAAAGACCTGAAAATGATCCCTTAAAAGAGAATTCGTTTAATTACCAAAAACAACGGATTAAACAATATCTTGAGGAGATGTTTATTCGTCAAGTTGAAATGAATGATAATGAGGCGGATGACTTAATTGCATATTACTGTCAAATATCAGATGACGAACAAAAAACAATTTTTTCATCGGATAAGGATTTAACGCAACTAATTTCAGAAAAAGTATCAATCTATTCACCACAACAAAAACGAACTTATAAGGTTGGTGATATGGTTAAAAATAGGGATTTAGAATTTCCCCACTATAACATCAAAACCACCAAAATTTTATGTGGTGACATCTCTGATAATATCGATGGAATTAGATTACTTGGAGAAAAAACCTTGGTAAAATTATTTCCTGAAATACTTGAAAATCCAATATCATTTAATGATATTTTGACAAAGGCGGAACTTTTATTAAAAGAAGATAAAGAAAATTCGGCTCTTAAAAATCTGTTATCAGGGAAAACTAAAGAAGGTGTATATGGTGAAGAATTTTTTCAAATAAATGAAAAGATAATTGACTTATCAAATCCATTAATTACCGATGATGGTAAAACAATTGTTCAAGATTTTTATAAGGAAACCTTGGACCCTGATGGTAGGGGATATAAAAACCTAATTAAAATGATGATGGATGATGGAATATTCAAATACCTACCGAAGCACGACAATGCGTGGGTAGATTTCCTAAAACCAATAATGAAACTAACAAGAAAAGAAAAACAAAAATTTAAAAACGAAAAAAAATAAATTATGAAAGAACAAGATTCAACCAAATTAGAGTTTTTACTCAAAGTAAATGAAAATATCATCGTTCAAAGATTTTTTAATGTCAGAGGGTATAACACCAAGGCAAAGAATTCGATGGAACTACACGATTTTATCAGTTATTTTATTGAAGAATTTAAATCGGATTTGAGAGTTAAAACCGCAACATATATGATGGACAATCAATATGAAATTTATGAGAATCCTGATGTGATGGAAACATCAATCACAAATGGTCCTGAGAAATTCAGTTTAACAATCAAAAATGGGGATACTATTCTG